TTGTGGCTAACCATGCTTGAAATATAGGGTCAGTTTCCTGAGTGATAAAACCATTTAAGGGATTTGTGGCTAACCATGCTTGAAATACTGGGTCAGTTTCATCTCTAGATGTATATACAACAGGACTGACCGAGACCGAAAGACCGTCTTGGGTAACTGTTAAATTCAATTGATTAATAGTTTGAGAAACTTTTAAATTTAATTGAATGACATTTTGAGAAGCATTTACACTCATTGGGTTATTTGTTTTCTTATTTTAAAAATAACTTCGAAATATGTTTGTTTTAACCCTTCTGGATTAATTATTTCTAAATCTCCTTTCAGAATTCCTATAGGATAAAATTTAGATTTATTTTCAGGAATCTCATCCATCTTAAAACTTTTAGAACTTAATATAGTTAATCCTTGACCGACTCTAAAACTTTGAACTTTATTTGAACAATGGGAATAAATATCTAAATTGATTTGACATCCCGTTAAATCGATTGGATCCAAATCGTCGAATTCAAATAAAACCTCAGGGAAAGTGTCTCCTTGAGTATAAGTATTCTTATCTCCTAGTGGCAAAAATATTTGTTGAAAATTACTCATCTTTTGTAATATTAGCAAATGAATATTGTCTTCTTTGTGTCGATGCGTTTTCTTGTCCCGTACGGCATGAATTTTCAAAACAATCGGATAATAAAGGGACATCTTTAAAAGTGTCTAAAAAGCCTTTAAAATCTTCCATGTATAAAAGAGCATTATTATAATGTTCGTTTTTAATACTCCTCAATTCATTTAAAGGAGTTGGCAAACTATCTTGATTTAATTTCTGAACTACTCCAAAAGGAGTATCAACCATCCCGTGTCTGAAAATATAAGCAGCATAACTAGCGTGAGTCAATACTCTTTTCAATCCAAAGAAATATCCTGGCGTTCCATCAGTCTTTTCGTATTCTCCGCCACATAGTAATTTTATAATTGTTTCATCAGTCAAATTAGCATCTATAACTTTTACTAAACAATATCCGATTTTAGGAATGATGAATAAGTTTTTTTGCTCTCTGATGAATATACAAAGTTGATCCCAATCACAATGTTTAGCTACTTGACCTATGCAATCAAAATCAGATTTATCAATCCATATATTTTCTAAGTTACATTTTGCCATTTCCCGGATTATTAATGGTTAACATTTTGTTAGCTAGTTCTTCACTTATTCCGTAAATCTCTTTTACTATTTCGACAGCATTCTCAACCGGAATCTCTTTAGCGTTTACAGCTTTTACAAGATCCATAAGAGTTGTTACTCCTCCTACTGATGCTTTTAATTCTGCTTGAGACTTAAGCCTGATTTGGTCAGAGGTATCTATTTCGCTATCAGAAACTAATGGAATTATTTCATTGCCTTCTATTTCAAAAATATCAAAGAAAACGTCTTCTATTTTTGATCTTAGGAATCCAGTTCCATTTGAGTATAATTTTTGAGCTTCCTCAATTGCACTACCTGAAGATCCAAAAACTCCTCCTTCTCTATCATTGATTAAAACTTTTGGAATGTCCAAATAACATTTAGCTATTGAATCTTCAAAAGCTTTTTCATCCAATTCAAATTTCTTAGAATCATACGAAGATTTAAGCTGAACAGGAACAATCAATTTATTTGGATCCTCGACAAATTCTGGAGTTGAGAATGTGAAAACACTACCAGCATTTTCTGCTCCTAACCATTCCTTACTTGTTTTGTCAAAATCTTTTTTAGTAGAATTATCAAAACCATTAAGGATAAACATTGTTTTGTCCTGAAAACCTTTTCTAATAGAATTGTTTCTGTATAAGGCTAATCTGAATTCTGAATCAGCATCATAAACAGCTTGGCCAGATAACCAAGCATAAGGATAAATACTAGTTTTATCTAGACTAAAGAATAAAACTTGACCTCTGTATTGTCGAATCAATTCCTCAGTTTGTACTTTCTTTTTTGGATTTTGAACATCCGCCAATCTTTGGGCATTGATATTCTTTTTATTGAATGGGTAAAACCATTGAACGTCTTTATTTTTTGATAGGTCAAACAATGAAGATTTTTTTGACCAGTCTTTATATATGATTACTCCCGGATAACCTAAGTGATCCACTTTTGAAACTCTACATTTCTTAAAATCTAGAACATCAAAATAGTTAACTTTATTTTCAATATCATAATTCAAATGGATGTAAACTCCTCTATGAGTTCTAAGGCTTTCAGTAACCATAGATAAAGCCCCATTCAAATCGATTGTTTCTCCAGATCTAGATTTCATTTCATAATCTGGATTTTGGAATCCTTTTCCAAAAATATATTGTCCCAGTTTTCTAGAACAACTAATGGCTGTCTTAGAATTTCTTTCTAAGTTTTCCATTCGATTTGGATATAAGTTATCCAAATCATTTTTATAGATTTTGTCTTGCTCGTCGAATGTAATTGATCGATCGAATAGTTCAACTATATCGATGACAAATTTTTTGAATTTCGATTTTTGATTAGACTGCTCCATGGTTAATTTTAGATTTTTTCAAAATTAAGAAAATCCCTTCTGAGTAGAAGGGATTTTAATAAATAATTTTTTATTTTTTAGCCGAAGCCTTTTTTGCTTTTGGCTTATCTTCTTTTTTGACTTCTCCATTAGGAGTATTGTCTCCCATTAAATCGTCTTGGAAATCTTCAGCAGCTGAATCTGTTTCAGTTTCTTCTGTTTCAGTTTCTTCTGTTTCAGTTTCTTCTGTTTCAGTTTCTTCTGTTTCAGTTTCCTCTGTTTCAGTTTCCTCTGTTTCAGTTTCCTCTGTTTCAGTTTCCTCTGTTTCATTTGGATCGATCAAGATTTCGTCTCCAACTTGAACTCCCTCTTCTGCAAGCCCCGGATTGTCTTCTAAAGTTTTTTCAGTAACAACGTGAATAATCATTCCAGTCTCTGGATCAATTCTAACATCCGCAGGGAGTACTGATTCTGGCTTTTTTTCTAATTCGTCTTTTTCAACTTTTTCATCTTCAATAGCTTTTTCAGCATCCGATGTAAGTGATGATGGTAATTTAGAAAATAAGTTTCTTCTTTTTTCTTCTTGAGCTGGATTTTCTTTTACGAATTCTGCCCACTCAGAAGAAGAACTATTTTTGCTTAGAACTTCACCTTTAAAAAAGGTTTTATAGTTCTCATCTTTTAGGATATAATCTCTTTGCATGATTTCTCTTTTTTTAATTTCTGATTTTGTTTTTTTCAAATAGGGTTGAGACCATTTTTGAAAGTGCTTATTAAAGTCACAACCAAAACAACCAGCAGGGATGTGTCCCCAATCTTCGATTATGTACTTTTTGAACAGATCAAATAGGGGTCCGTTGTGTCTAACATCGGACCCTTTTTTTGTAGCTAATTGTTCCTTAGTCAAATCCATATTATAATGAATCAAAGAAAGTTTTAGTTGTAGCTAAATCTGTGATCAACAATCTGTAAGGAAGTGTTGGTTCCAAATCTGGTTCTTTGGATGTCATTGGAATAATGAAAGATCCACTATTTTCAGCAGAGTTGAAAGTAGTATCAGATAATTTCAAACCGTTGTTAAATCCATAAACCCAGTAAGTTTCGTCTTGGCTATTAGGTCCAGTTTTGTTTTTCACAAAAGCTACTACCTCAGCTCCATTGACTAATGATTTCAAAAACAACATTGATTTCTCAGTAACAGATTGACTCCATACATCCACATTGTGAGTAACAAAAGTTCCAAAATCCGTTTCTGTAGTAGCAAATCCAGCTTTAAGCAATTGCTTATTTGGAATACCTTCTACGGTTACTCCATTTAAGTTTGCTGCTGTTCCTGTGAATGCAGAAATCGTATGGTTTGTAGCATCGTCCTCAATTGTAAACTGAGCAAGATTGTCTTTAATATCGGATAGATTTACAAGTTTCATTTCCTGTTGTAATCCTCCAGTCGATTTGTTGTTGCAATCATAAACTAAGTCGTCTATGATTGCTCCGCAAGTACTTGGCATATCTTTATATTTTTATTAGATTGCTAAAATAAAGTCTTTCTCTAAAGGAACTTTTACGTCCACAGTAGTCTTCACTCGGATATGTAATTTTTCAGTTACATCATCGTAGATGATTCGGAAATCTTTTAAGTGATTTTCATCACAAGTCCCAACTGGTTTATTACCGTCGTAAGTTAATACGATTCTATGAGGTTTGTCATAGGCAGTAGATCCAGTTTCTGGTCCTGATAAGAATTCAACGATTTCACTCCATTCATCACGGATAATAATCGGAATACCTAAGTAGTTCAAATTCTCTAAAGAATAACCTGAAGAGGTTGTTCCGTCGTGATTCATGTTGTAACAACATTTAACTTCTCTTTCTTCCTGTAACCAGTGTAAGTAGTTAACAGCCATTTCACGAGTGATCTCAAATTTCAATCCTGCTTTTTTCAATAAGTGAGGACGTTTAGTCATCATTTTATCGTACATAGCTTTGATGTAGTTTTTAGCTGCATCAGCTGCAAGGACCATTTGATCTGCAAAAGTAGTTTCTGAATTTTCAGTAATAACAACTCTTTGATCTGTGTTCCCTGTAGTGGCAATTGCCATCCATTGAACGAATAAACCATCAATCCCAGCATAATCTGTAGATGTGTTAGTTTTGAAATCAAAGTAAGCGATTCTCCATAGAGATTCGTTGTGATGTTCCTTCACTCGATCAACGATGTAAGCAACTAAAACGTTGTCAATATCATTGTCGTATTTTTCACAATTGATATTCCAGAATGCTCTGAAGTCTCTTGTGAAAGATGGGTCAGTTAAACAAAGAATGATTTCACAATCATATTTTGTAGGGTTCCAGAAAACATGAGTTGCCTTATCAGTTACAGCACATTCGTTGTAATTACAACCTGCAGTGATGTCACTCTTTTTAAGGAAGCCCCATTGTTTCACTTTCTCCATAATAGGCACCATATCATTCGCTTCCACTCCGGTAGCAATCGAATGCTCTTTTGTGAAATCAGATGTTTCCATAATCTCTTGGAAAACAACTTCATTGATATTAGCCTTTCTTGCTTTTGAAATGGTATTGGCTGCAGCTAATAGCTCGTCCAAACCAGGGAATTGAAATGCTGGCATTATCTTTGGATTTTAAAGTTAGAAAATTTTTCTTTTTTAGAAGCTTTTTTTCCTGGGTCAGATTTTCCATCATCGTCAGACAAAGCTGCTTTGAAGTCAGATGCTAAAGCTTTGAAACTTTCGATCTGAGCTTTTAAGTTCTTAATTTCTTTTTTATCAGCAGAAGAATTTTTAGCTTTTAATTGCTCATTCTCTGCTTTTAAATCTGAAATTTCCTTCTTAAGGTTTGCTACTTCTTCCCCGTCATCTGGAGCATCTTCCTCCATGATTTCAGTTAAGGCCCCAGCTTCAAATTTATACTGAGTCATTCCATCAGCTAATTTGAACGAACCTTCTGCGGGTTTATCTTTGTAGTTGGCTTTGTCTCCTACCTTAGGAACATCGCCTTCGCCTAGTTCGAAGAAGTCAAGAATTTCGTTTGTGTCTGTGTACACATCCAAATTCTTTATTGACTTGCCTTCCAATAAGCGTTCGATCTTTGCAAAGATCCCTTTGGCTTTTTTCTTGTTTGACATTTTATTTGAATTTAAAGGTTTTACGTGTTTTTTCAGAGCTTTAGGTCTGTCAATTTTTTCTATTGCAGTAGCAAATCTGATTGATAAACATTCAGCGGGAGTGATTGAAGTTTCTTTCTCCATTAATTCTCTAGCTTCTGAAACACTTAAATCGGTATGAAGTGCATAGTGCTGAGCAATTTGATTGTTTATTGCTTCCAAATCAACAGCCAATCTAGATAATTCTTTAGAATCTCCAGCAACATAAGTCCAGGCATTGTGAACAAAAGGACTTATATACTCATTTACTATTCTTGTGTCTCCTGCTAAAAAGATAACTGTAGCAATTGAAGCACATCTTCCATCACATCTAGTTGTAATAGCTACTTTGTGTTCAGTTGCATATCTTCTTAGAGCTTGATACATAGCAAATCCTTCTTCTACATCTCCTCCAAAAGAATTAATCCTAACAAGGATGGGTTTCCCTGCAGCTTTTGTAAGTTGAGCCTCTAAAAGATTCAAGTTAAAATAGCCATTCTCTTCAATCCATTTGTCTTGAAAAGGAACGATTTCTCCATATATTTTAACTTCAAACATAAGCAATAAAATTAGTTGATTTTAATAATGTTGTAAAATTATAGAAAAGTACATCCAAGTCGTTTGCAATTATTTTTGCAAATCCTATTGTGAAATAGAAATGGAGACAATTTTAGAATTTGGAGGGAGATTGATCTCCTCTTCTAAATCCTTTATGATATTCATTATTTGTCTAGGCTGCATTTCGAATTTAGATGCCGTATCCTCATACATTTGCATTTTGGTAGCATTATCTATTGAATGGAAAAATTCATAGATTTCTAGGTGCTTAAAAACGGTCACAGGAGTTAGTCCAATCATGGAGAAAATCCTGAGAGTATTTTTTTGATCTTTTATGAATTCGAATTTAGTCATTTTTTAAAGGACATTTTTCTGTGTCAATAATTTTAGTTCTTAATTTAAAAGCTAAAACGCATCCACATAAATTACACATCTTGTTTGTTAGCTCAGGAATACGATCAACAACTTTTAAGGAGTCAATGGTTTCATCCTTGTAATGTTCGCAATTTAAACATTGTTTTGATCTATCCAATGCTACTTGCTCAACTAGTTGTTTTGGATTTTTAAAATTGTTTATTCCCTCATAAACTTTATCCAAATTTTTAAATCCTTTTATGATTCTTCTAGAAGTTTGCATCCTCTTGTATTTTTAAATTAGTATTTAAGTCCCCGATTCCTTTTTGACTTCCTGACGCTGTTCCAGATGCAGAACCTCTTTCAACAGCGGATCCAACAACCTCGGCCAATGAATCCATATTGAAAGCATTAGAAGTTAAATCTTTTATTCCTGTTAAAGAACTGGTCCCAGGGATTCCTCCTGTTGCAAAAGCAACTCCCCCTTGGTCCTGATTAATAGCAGATAAAAGCCCTTTGTATTTTGAAGTAGATTTTTTATTGATGATAGCTTCACCGCCCTCAATTTCAACCGGATTTTTACCATCCACTAAAGCTGGAATTCCTCCTTCAGCATGAGAAGGGCCATTCGGAATACCCCCTCTTCCAAATTTAACTCCAGCAATATTAGCTATATTTGCTAATCCTGATGCAATAGCAGCTCCTGCAGCTACTGGAGCAGCTACTAATCCGGCAGGTCCTCCAATCTGTAATCCGGCTGCATAAGCAGAAACTGCAGCTTTATAAGTATCAATAGTAGTTTGGGCTATGGCTATGGCTTTGAATGCAACAGTATTTTGTTTAAATAATCCTTGTATATTTCCCAGCGTTGTACTAATGGCATTCAATCTAGCAGCTTCAGATTGTTCTGTTATTTGTTTCTTTGTTTCAGCGTATCCTTTTTCCAAATTAGTTAGTTTTCCTAACTGAGTTTGTAAAGCTAAAACTTTTTGGGCATCCTTTTCAGTTTGTAGCTCAGCTTCAATAGCTTGTCTTGCTAATAATATTTCTTGTTCAATAGTATATTCTTCCTCATCTTTAGCAATTTTCAAATTGAATTTATCACTCAGGTCTTGAGCAAATTTTTCCAACTCCATTGCATATTGCTGAGAAAGTTGTTCCTGTTTAATTGCAAATTCTGAAGCTCCCTGGATCTGTAAGTCTAAAAGTCTTTGTTCGTATTCTACTGCTTGGGCTAATTGTTTTTGTTCTCTGATTTGATTATCGTAATCTAGATCAATATCTTTTTTAGCTTTCTCAGTATCATTTTTAATCTGGAGATCTTTCCCATAGTATTCAGATTTCAAAATGGCTAATTCATTGATTTTATTTTCAATGATTAGATTTGAGTTTTCCAACTGAGTACCTACTAGAGTTTTTTGTTTTTCCCTTTCCGCTTCGATCTCCTGATTTATAGCTTCTCTTTTGATTCTGAGTTCTTCCTCTAATTGTTTCCTTTTCTGTTCAGAGATGTAATCCAACCTTTCTTTTTCTTCCTGAATAAGAGCTTGAGTTAGGAATTTTTCATTCGCCAACTTGGAAGCATTATTCATGATGTAATTATTCAACTCAGATTCAGCAAGTCTAAGTTTTTCTTCTGATGCTTCTCTTAATAAATCAAGTTGTTTCTGTTGAGCTTCTAATTCTAATTTTTTAGCTTCCTCTATTTTCTTTCTAGCTTCCTCTAATTTTTTTGGATCTGGTCCGCCCTGATTATCTTTAGTTATATTTTTTTCTGTTTTGGTTTCTGTTGTGCTAACAGATGCCTCTATACTTACTTTTTTAGCTTCCGGAATTTTAGATTTGAATGATTCTAATTTTTTAGTTATAGCATCGACATCAACTCCTAAAGCTGATAGGATCGGAGTCACATTTGATACGATAGCCAATATCCCATCGATGATGGCATTCTTAATTTTTGCAAATGTGTTAGATACAATATCAAAGAAGTTAGTAAAACCTTGTTTAATTGCATTTAACGCACCTTTAAAATCTCCATTGACTAAAGCCTTGAAAAAATTAAAAAAGGTCTCCAGCGCGTTTCCTATGACCTTAAAACCCCCAAGGATAACATCAAAGGCTATAGATACATTTGTCTTTAATGCTGCCCAGGCATTTGCTAAAACAACTCCTACAATATCAATCAAAGGTTGGATTGCTTCTCTAAAATCCCCGATGTATCTTAATACTGATGTGAAAAAATTAAGGGCCTGAGTTTTTATGTTTGCCCAGATAGTTCCAAACCCTTCGATTTCAAAAAGCTTAGCTTGTTCCTTGTTGAACTCTTCATTTGCTTTTGCTAAATTTAATTGAGCTTTTGCTACATCAGATAATTCTGTTTTTGCTGAATTTGAAATAGCTTTCAGAATAACCAATGCCCCTCCGGCATCTTCCCCAGCTCCTTTAAAAACGTCAGCAGTTAATTGAGCTAATTGTTGTTGATTCAAATTAGCTTTTTCTGCTTCAGCAGAAATAGAAGCTAAAGCATCTTTAGTAGTGATTTCTCCAGTCCTAACCTTTTTAAGAATATCATCTGAGAAGGATGCTCCAAAAGCATTTACTAAAGCATCTCTAGTGGCTTTAGTTTGTTCGTCTAAAGCAAGTCCTGCTTCTTTAATCGCATCCGGTAATTTATCGGCATAAATTCCCAATGTGTTTCCTTCATTCAAAATATTGATGAATTCTTGAGCTGAGAATCCAGTCTTTTGAAACAAAGCATCGTACTCTCCAAGTGAATCTAAAAACTCTTCATTTGCTGCACCTCCATTAGCCAAACCTTCTTGAATAAGTCTGTTTGCTTCCGAAATTGAAATACCATAGGATTGAGCTAAAGAATTAGCTTTAGTAGCAATATCGTCAAATTCTTTTCCGAATGTATCAGCAGTGGCTTGTAACTCAGAACGAACTTTTGAAATCTCCGAGGAGTTAACTCCAAGACTTCTAAGTTTTTCATTCGATTCTTGAAGGCCCTGATTGAAATCAAAAACGTAATTTGCTGCAGTACCTATCGCCGCAATTCCAGCAATGGCAGCTCCAATTGGAGTTGCAATAAAAGCCAAAGCTTGTTTTGTCATTGTGCCAATAGCCTGACCAGCTCCGTTTGCCATTTCCTTGATTTGATCAACTCCTCCAGCAAAGTCTCCAGCTTTAATAGCAGCAAAAGCATCCAATATCCCTTCTTTGTATCGGCCAATGTTCATGATTCTCTGTTCGTCTCCAGAAACATTCGCATTGATTACTCTTGTATTTTCATCAATTAAAGCATTTAGTTTTTTAATCTCTTCAGATTCCCCATCTGTTACAGTAGCAAGTTGGTTTCTGACGTTGATCAATTTCAAATTATCTTCTCTAAGTTCCTGAACAGACTTACCCTCATTGGAATAATTATCCAATAAACCGTTTTGAGCATTTATAACAGCCTGATAACTTGTGGATAATCCTCTATTCTCAGTAGATAAATTTCTAATTCTTTCCTCATTCAAAGCCATTGCTCTAGAATTCACATCATATTCAGATGAAAGTCTAGCTATTTCGGATTGAGCTTTTCGGATTTGTTCGTTTGATTCATCGACCAATTGATTATATGCTGACCTAGAAAGGTTCCCGGCTCTTAATTCTTCCGTTAATTTCTTTTGTGCATCCTCTTCGTCTTTAATAGCTTTCTGAGATTCTTTCAAACCCTTTTGATACTCAGTCATAAAAGCCTTATTGGCTTCTCTAAGTTCAGTTATCTCTTTTTTGTTCTTCGCTATTTTAGTGATGATTGCAGAATCATCGATGTCAAACCTTGCTAAAATTTCTGTGCTTGCCATGTCCTTAATTATTATAAGTTAATGTTACTTGAAATCCTATGAAATCTTTTACTAATCTATAAGTCATAGCAACAGTGTCATAAGCCCATAATTCGAAATAAAACTCCAAACCATATACGGTTCCAGGAGCTGGAAAATAACTAAAATCTACTTTATGGGGTTCAATAAATAACCAGTCCGCAAAATAAGAATTAATTCCTATAGTAAAAGGACCATTTTGAGAAGCCCAAAATTCACTAGTAGTTCCAGGCTCATAAACAAAATCCAGAGGAACAATGTGAGAATAAATTTCATTCGGTCTAAGAGGAGCATTTTGTTTGAAATCCTCCGTCATTATTTTTGTGTCCTGACCTGCATTGGTTACATTGAAAGCAAATTGTCCTCCCCAAGCTTCCGAATAGTTAATAGTTATATTTTTAATAATAGTGTATTTATGGTATGATGTTCCCGTAATACTATTATCCATTATCACATGATAAACTAAAGCAAAAGTCCTAGGAGTAATTAAATAGTCATAGGTGTTGTCAATATTTAAACTATGTAAAATAAAATTATTCCCATAAGGTAAAACTCCTAATCCCTGAGCCAAATCGTCCCCAAATTGATCGGCATATAAATTTCCCGAATATCCTTGTACTTCTATTTGGCTTATTGTTTCCCCAGAGCCTAAAGCTACTCCCAAATATAATTCAGAAGTTATGTCTAAGTTATAGTTGGTTGGAACAACAGAATTCAAGGTCAAGTCAAATGTGAGAATGATTGGATCGTTTGGATCTACTCCCCCTCCGCCATCATCCCCCGAAATTAAATCGGATTGACTGATTTTTAAAACTTCCAAATCTGTTACTTTATTAGGTTCAAAATCACTAATCTTATTCAGTAAAAAAGAAGCTCCTAATTGTTCAACATATAATTTTTTAGTAAAATCTAACTCCATGTAATCTTGACGATTCAACATGAATTGAAGAACATCCAATTTGACCTTGTTCAAAACATATCCTAATTTAGAATAAGCTTTCTTTTGAATTTCCTTAAATGTCAATCCTGTATAATTTTCCAGAGGTAAACTATTGAAAACAGCTGAGTCTCCCAAAGATTCACTTTCTATGGTTAGAGGATTCGTCAAAGTTACATCCGTGTATTTTATGAAATAGAATCTATTGTCTAAAGCTTTGTACTTAGTTGGATTACCAACTCCGTCGTTAGATTCCTTATTCCATAATTTATAAGTTCTTAAAAATCTACCGCCATCAATCTCTACTTCCTTTTCGAATTCAGGAGTAAAGAATTTAGATTGGATAACAGTAGTAGAATCTTTTAGATTTTCATCCTGAATGACAAAAGCTCCATCATTGTAATTAGCATTACTTGCATTATATTTATGTCTTAAATAATTCAATTTTGCATAATTACTATATTTGTATTTTTCATTTTTAAGCTTAACAAATTTGTCGGACATATCAATAGCATCCGTTCCCATAACTCTTTCTTCAAATGTTTTAAACATAACATTTTTTGAGTAAGGGTCTTTAAAAGGAGTTAAGCATAAAATCCAAAGAACTTCATTAATGAAATCTTTAATCAATAATTTTTCGAAAGCTCCTTTAAAGTCAATCTTTTCTCCTTGGTATAAATCTAGTACAAATTTAGCTTCTCCAAAAACATAATCAGGCCAACCTCCGTAATTCGATTGATAGGTAGGTGCTGCATAAAAATAGATCTCATCTCCCTCGTTAACTGGAATATATAATTGCTGGCCCTGATTAATCAAATAGATAGTATTCGTATTTCTATTCTCAACTGCCAATCTAGTATTTAAGGTAATCATATTTAGCTCTTGACCTTGCCCTCCATCAATATAAGTTGCACTGATTGCTTGAGTATGATTTACTCTAATTTGTCCATCAGAAGGACAAACATAATATTCGATCCCTGAACTATCCAAAAGAATAGATCCAGCAGTTAAAAGGAAAGCATCCAAATCAATTCTGACTAAAGGACCCGGATTGTAATTCAAGTTGTGAGAAGATGTAACATCCAATAAAGGAGTTGTCACATCCAATCCAACCGTAGTTCCCTTAGGATATGTAAGCCATAAATCTTTGAAATCTGGAGTTGAAAAAACATCTCCCGAATAAGTGAATCCCAAATATTCAAAGATCTGAATCCAAAGCCATTCCACATTCACTGATGGGATTAAATAGTCAGCATTTATATTAGGATAACCTACTTTGGTTGCAGCTCCATTGAAATCAGCTATTATATATTTATAGGGTAATAGATTCAAGATCGAATTTTGGATAGTTGGTATGGTTCTGAAATGGTCAATCTCAGTCAAATCTAAATTAGACATAGGGACATTGTCCATAGCTTTATACCAATCAATCACGCCATCGTAAATAGCTATCGTATAGAATTCTTCATCTCTAGATAGTATGACTGCCCAACCCTTATAAATGACAAAGTCACCACTGTCAGCATTCAAAAGATCTGCGTCTATTTTTCTATACGGAATATCCGTTTCGGATCCAACCGTTCCAAGGAATTCCAAGATTTCTTCATTGACTGCAGTTCTTCTAATCTTTAACTGTTTAGAAAAATTGGTTTGTCTAGTAGAAAGATTAGCAATGTCATTGACTTGCTTAGTAAGTTTGATCTCACTCATTCCAGCCATGTCAACCTCTTTCGAATTTAAGTAGAGTATGTAACTCATAGCTTTCTAGTATTTAGTTCAGGCATATCAATAGTGAATTTATGTTGAACATTGTTCGACTTTCTATTCATTAAAGGGAGCTTTGTTGATTTTAATTTTATTCCCATCCAATCTTGATCGGAACTTGTTTGACCAGGTTCGCCGATGAATAGATAAATTTTAGGACTTATAACCAAATCAGATATATAAATTATATCATCAGGGGAAAAAGTTCCGTATATGTCAAAAGAATCGGTCGCATCGAATCCTATTTGTTCTTCTGGAGAAGATGTTTGTAAGAAATTATTGAAATCATTAGCTATTGATCCCAAAGATTTTGTATTTCTAATCCTATCCGGAACATCAAAAAGGAAATAATCAAAATCCCCATAAGAGTTTAACCACTTTAAATAAACTTTATTTTTATCTAAGCAATCAGAGGATATTCGATCTATGTTTATTTTAAATCCAGAACCGTTTGAAAAATTAAATTTCAGGGAATTTGCTTTTGGTAATAAGTTTATATATTCCAAAGATCCATCCGAAATCACTAACCTTGTTCCAGGCTGCATATTACCCAAATATTGGATAGGTCCAGCTCCTGCAATGTTTCCTGTTACAGTTGTTCCAGTGTAAGAGCCTGTATAAAATCCAATTGAAAAAGGATAACCAACCCAATATTTTACTCTAGGATTTTCTCCAGGGGCTTTTGGTTTCAATATCCAAGCTTGATTCTTAACCCTATCCGGATAATAATTGAATTTGTAATCCCAATATTGAAAGAAACAAGCTAACCAACTTGAGTCTAGGATAACCTCCTCAAAAGTTTCATCTTCAAAATAGACCTTGATATTCAAGAATTCTCTTCTATATGATTGAGGAGTCCAATTGTTTATCTGAGTTGTGTAAGATATATTGTCTTGGAAGTTATTAACAACCATAAGAAGTTGCATCATCTCCTTAAAATTATAAAAGAATTTCCCCATAGGACCAGGAAAGATAGTCTTAGTCTTTGGAACTCCGTTGTTAGAGAATTCAATAGTTGAATAAGTAACCGGAGAAACAGTGTTGTCTGAGTAATATCTAACCACATTGTTGATTCCAATATGGTGGATGATGCTTTCATCAAACGGAGTGTCAAATAATATTGGCATGATGTTAACTAATTAAGGCCCTTCTAAAGTTTTCAGACACTATGGCTTGAACTTCTAAGGCGTATGTTTTTACAAATAGATCGTATACTTCTTTACTTTCTAAAACTTCTAATAAATCAGAACCTCCTTTTTGATGCCAGGTAGTTCCTTTCTCAGCCATAACCGTACTAATGGCAAAGGCTGCAGATGTTGCTTGTTTTCCGGATAATCCCAATTTAGCTTCAACCCATTTTTCAATTGGAGCTATTGGTGGTCTTTTTCCTGGAGGACGACCATTGACTAAGAATTTAGTGTAGTCTGGTCCTATGATGGTATTCTTATCAGCTTGAGTAGTTCTGAGCCATTCTCCAGAAGCATCCATTCCCAATTCCCTGAATTTAGGAAAGAGCACCTTTTGAATCACTACATTGATTACTTTTTCTATTTCTGAATCACTCAACATACTTTCTAAAAACTCCGTTTATTTTTATTCCATCCATATTCAAATCCTGAAAGTTTAAAAGTAAGTCCCAACCCCATTCCTGTATTTCCATGTTAGGGAATTCAGAACAAGGCAAAGTATAGTTATCTCCTAAACAATCGATGATTGGTTTGATGTACTTTATATATTTTGACTCTTCAACATCATGGTCAGGATTTTCATTGTAAAATTGAATATCCAACTTCGATGGGATTCCGGCTATTAATTCAAATCTGTCTTCCGAATATTCTTCCATCAGTCCTTGACCTTTGTCTATGAATTTCTTTTTGGATCCGAATTTAAGTAATCCTATGTAAACACAACAGCTTCCAGAATCATTGATTCGAGGTTTCAGATTATTAAAGTAATCCGCTCTCCCAGCTCCAACGAATTCAAAACAAAGACCACATTCGTTTTCTTCATTCAGTTTATCAGTTATTTGTTTCCAGATATTAACCATTTTTCTTAGTCATTAGTTTAGCATACTTTTTATTTATGGAACCCAAATCCTTGTCGATCAAAAGCTTTGTGAACATGACCTCAAAAGGTACTCGTTCCATTGCTGGCCAATTAACAGGATTTTTGTCAATGGAGTAGTAAATCATTTTTTCCTTGTATCGATTTAATTTCTCAGATCCAGCATTTTGATAGGCTACATCTTCCTCGTCAAATTCTTCTTTTTCTCCAAGGACTCCGTACAAGTTAATTATTATTTTACATTGTTCTCCAATCCATTTCACAAACTTAATAAAAAAACCGGATTCAAGTTCTAAAATTTCATCGATATTTTTTCCTGTGATGATTTTAACCATCTCAAATAGTTCTCCTTTATTCTGGTATTCCAATAAATCATGGACATCTTGGAACGCCATTTTAGTCAAACTTGGCCATTCAGTATCAAATAGTATATTTGAGCTTTTGGTCAGTTCGACTAATAGAGTCAAATCCTCATTTGCAGAAAGTAACTCTCGGACGGTTGAATGTTTATTCAGTTTGTCCGAGGTTCCTTTCAGGGGATTGCTCTTTTTATTCCTTGATAGTATTTTCTTCAGGAGTTTCATTCGATTCGTTTTTCTTAGCTAACAAATAGTTGTATCTAGATGCTATTGTGATGCACAATGTTTCAATGACTGCTCTAGCTCTTGTTGGAAGGTTTGATTCCTTCTTCGCCATCTTAGAAGCTTCCTCACTGATTTTTTCCAATGTGTCCAATCCTAATTCGTCCAGGAAAGGAATCATCAAAATAGCTTTCCCATTCGATGTAAGGGATTGACCTTCCTTGATGTCAAGTTGTTTGATTGTGTTTTCTGATTCCGTTCTGATTTGAAGATACAATTCCTTGTAAGCTTCGTCCTTAGTTAATACTGGATCCATTTCAATTACTTTTGTTTCTTTCTTTGCTTTCATGATTATTAAATTAAAGGCTCGACGAGCCGGTTATTACTTTTGGTTGGTTGGTTATGAAATATCCTCCAGCATCCACAATGTGATCTAATCCTGAAGATTTATCTGGCTCACCATTTTTGAACTTAAGCTTTTGTAAAGCTGTTGTGTAATCCGGACATTCAAAAGGATTAACAAAATAGTTCTTTTTCCTGAATGCCGTATTGACCATATTGATTCTGTCACGTACATAACCATTCTTATTAGGCACTCTAACCGAATAACCAAATGATTTGATAATGTCAACGTCACTACGTCCGCTGGTGTTCCTATTTTGTCCTGAAGCATCCGGATAGATTACTATTTTATGACCAGGGAATTTGGATCTGATGGCTTCACACATTTGGTAAGTGTCAAACAAATTACTAAACTCGGCAACAGCATACTTATTTAATCCTTCCACCACATGGACTACAGCACTCATCTTAGTAATATTGAAGTCCATCCCAATATGAAGGACATCTCCAGGTTTTGCTTTCCTAGTAGTTCCATTCACAGTCACATCAAAATCAGTATAAACTAAGTCTCCCTCTTCATTAGGAATAAGTCCAAGGATGTTCACACAGTAATAGTGGAAGTCGTCATTCAGGATAGATCTATATTCCTCCCAGATTTGATCGTTCAGATTTGAGAAGTTGTTTAAGGCATTTGTTTGGATGGAAATGTATTTTTCCTTTCCCTTTTTTATTTCAGCTTTATAATAAGTCTTATTGTTCCTAAGAGCCATTTCCCTTACCTCTTTCAAAGGAAGATCTGAGGACTCATATACCAATTGAATTAATTCCTCAGTTTCGATCTTGGTCAAATCATAATCTTTCCAAATCCAATGACCAGCAAATGGAGGGTTGAAAGCTCTCAGGATTTTAATTTGGACATCCTTCTTTCTAAGGGATAACTTTAACTTTCTGAATTCTGATTCTGCCACCTCCTCAGTTTCATCGATGTACAAATGTGTAGCACCGGCCAAGGATTTTAAGTTTGCCGTTTGGTTACCTGATGAAATCCTGAAACCCTTTGTGGTTATACTTGCACCAGTCTTTTTGTTCTTAGCATAATTCTCTCCATTCTTATTGTCAGAGATTTCAATGACCTTACTTAGATCAACTCCATGAATTTCTTCGTACTCAGATATCCGGTCCTTAAGATCTTGCCACATAGACGAATAAATAGTTGAATGTACTTCTCTTAAAAAGAATGCCCGGAATTTTGAATCGTTGATCAAACCAAATAAAGCGTGTTGAGTTAAAGAGTAAGATCTTGCCCCGGCTCTTCCGCCCCAACAATCAGCTTGGTAATAATCATCAAAGTATAAAGGTTGATATTCAATCAGTACGTTCATTATTCAGCTTTTGGTTTTTTGGCATCTATGAAGTTCCAAGTTACTTTTTGATCGCTAGGTAATTTTTCACCATCCGTTGTAAGGTCGACCTTATCGCCATATTTCTTAGGATTCAATTTAGCAAGTTGCCATTTCAAAGTATTAACTTTTAAATTTCGATGCTGAATCATATCCTTCTGAACGATTTTGGTTCCATTGTGATCCATGGTTATTTCTTCGCCTGTTTCCGGGTTCTCCGCAATCTCTAACATCTTCTCAAATAGAAGTTCCTGACGAAGTTCACACGCATACGAGTATTGCTCTTGCCATTCTGGCCTTGCTTTCAACCATTGAAAGAAGGATAAGGCCCTCGGCATTCCTTTATCTTTCAAAATATTCCTGATAGCTCTACCGTCTATAATCTCATCGAGGATGTCCTCGAAGATAGCTTCTTTTTCATTTTCTGAGTAAGTCATAATCAATCCCTTTGATGTTGGACCAAAATTAATAATAATTTTTTAAAGTAAAATGCCAATAAAAAAGACCCATTGCTGGGTCTCTTAAAGCCTTAGAGTATTTTAGGAGGCAATGATTAATTAGACCCCAGTTAAGAACCTCCTTTTGACTCACGCAATACTCATAGCAACCTTGCCGGCTAGCAAAGATCTTTTATGTCCTCAAACTGGGTTTCAAATTATCAGAAAGATGTCCAAATCTATTAAATCCAAATCATGTAAACAATGATTTTTGGATCATTTTTTATTGTGTACATCTTAATCAATTCAATATCAAGGTTTTACACATCAAAAATTACATTCTGTACACAATGACACAATAGAAACAAGGTTTCCTATAACACTATAACGTGATATATAAGAAAAATATATGTATTATTTCTCTATATTTATCCCTATCTAATTAAATAGGTTTATTATTGTTTACATTGTGTATAATCATGGTTTGACCATATATAATAAGGGTTTCTTTGTAAACAATGGATTGTGTACATTGTGTATCATTGTTTACAATTCTGTTGACTCTTCATAAATTCCAAAGAATTTATTGTATCTATCATTCAAGTAACTCACATGAATCTTACTATTATAAGCTGGACCTAAAATCATATTTTCCTCAACTTCATCAAATTGTTTAATTAAGAACTTACATTGCTTTTCTATGGTTTTATGTTCCCCTCCGGGCAAACTAAAAGCATTCAATTCAACCAGGGTGTAAGCCGGTAAAAATTCGATCTCCGAACCACGCTCACGCCCTTTTAGCTTAGTTAGATGTTTCTCCCAAGATGGTACAATGTGTTCTCCGTCCTCAATATCATTTCCTCTAGGACCTTTCCAATTGAGGACATAATAAAACAAACTTTGATTGCAAAGTCCTTTTTCTCTGAAAAATTTCGCCGCATATAAACTGCAAACTTGCTTTTTGATTTGATCCATGGTTACTCAGCTATATAAATTGTATCGGGCCTTAGAATTGTCTTTTCTACGGAATCCTCAATTGTATGTTCAGTGTAAGTAGTTTCAGGTCTCTCTTCACATCTTGTAGCGTAATGGATTTGACATCCGGCTACAATGACGTGATTCTCTTCAGATCCAACTTTGACATACCAATTAGTCGCTCTGATGTTCGTTTTTATTCCTAGGACCTTATTGTCTTCGAAAACAGAAACATTGCCCCATACGGCTCTGTATTGTCTTCCATCAGGTCCGAAAAAATAGTTATCCGTTGTAATTAAATATTTACCTTGCATTTTAAACCTCCAATCTTCTAGCTGTTGATATTAATTCCTCTAAGTCTGTTCTGTTAGCTGATTGAGCTTCAGGACGTCCTTGTAAAAAGATCTCAGTCCATTCGAACTCAAATCGATCTATGATATTTCCCTGGTGCAGGATTCTCACTCTCTTCTCGATAGTGAAAGCCGGAGCATCAGGATTGAAAATCATTTCCTCCAAAATGATTCCTAGTATTTCGTACACTCGCTTCATATTTTTAACTTGTAAATTAATCAATCATTTTTGTTCCCGGATTTATCGATCCATCTTGAATTCCTTCTTCATAAGCTTCTTTACTATATGGAATCCCGTTCCCTATATTCCTCTTTTTTATATCATGGTCAAATAATTCAGGAATTCTAGAGTCAATCAATTCATCATGCTTTTTTACAATCAGGCCCCATTGATTTCTATCAGCTTCCAACATTAAAATCTCAGACTTTTGTTTTTCTAAATAGTCCCTAACTCCTTCAATAGTTCCCATCAAATAGGATGTAATAAAAGTTGGCTTAGAAGTCATGAGTTTCATTTTCTCCAAAGTCGGTACATCAAACCCTTTTGTCCCTAATCCCATAGATTCGAATCCTTTTAAAATTTCAGCTCTTTTCTTAAGCTGATATTCTTTATATCTAGAGGATGCTAATAGAAGAAATTTTTCAACACATGAATCATACAACTCTTTTACTATTTCTCTATTCTCTGAAGTTCCTACTATAGACAATCTGATTTTTTTAGTATCTCTCCAAGTGTCAAAACTTGCATTGAAATCATATTCGATCCCGTGGAAAATTCTACAATTGTGGAACTGAGCAATCATGTCTAAAAGTTCCCATTCATAATTAGCGGATTTATATCTAAAAGCTTTCCAAAGGTCCGAAAATACAACTTCTTTGTTTATATCACTCGGATGGATTTCTATATCCGCTTCTTGCAAATTATATTCCATCATTAATTTTTGAGCTGCCTTCATAAAGATCTCTACTTCATTTTCAGAAGAAGCGGGATCTTTTGCTTTAGCTAATAACTTTCTGATTTTAGATAGGATTCTGTTTTCTTTCATAACCTTTATTTAATTGACTCAGATAACAAAGTTTCTAAATAGTTGCAATTGTCTGCTTGAGTTCTAGATTGTAAAACTCCTTCGTGATATAAAAGGAATTCAATCTTAGAATTTCCTTTCTTTAGATTACTGACCAGGAAAGCATCATTGGAAGAAGTATTAATAGTTCCAATAAACAAACCGTGTTCTATTTGTAAGTCAGTCAGAAAATCCCGATTGAATCCATTCCAATCCGTATGGATGCAAATTAGCACCCAGGCTTCCCGATTAATTAATTCTCCATATTTCATATTGATCTAATTAAAAGGTTTAAATACGAGGATTAAAATGGTCATAGATATAATAGAGAAAATCCAAATATATTTCAAAGCTTCGTTCAGCTTTAAAATTCTTTTATGAGTTCTATATTCATTTGCTCTGAATGACCAAATAAGAAGTCCAATCTGAAGAGCAAAGAGGATTCCATTCATTACTAAAAATAAGATTAAGATTCTCATAGTTAGTTTATCTTATAGGTAAATTTCAATCCCGATTCAAATCTGTTAGAATGTCCGGCTACATAATCAAAGGAAACTCTAGGCCCAATTGACCATCTGCTGCAGTTCAAAAAATCTATTCCGGATTCGATCCCAGTTAATGCGTAGTGATTTCGATCGATGATTACTGTCCCAATTTTAACTCCTGAGTAAATACGGATTTTGTTATTCTGGATTGTGGTTCCTATTGTTCCGGACCAGTCAAAATATTCGAATCCTTTTTTGACTACAGCTCTGACGTATACCCGAGGAGCGTCATATTGTAATTCGAAAGAGGTTGACATCTTGTTTGAGTCCCAAAATCCTTCTGGATTAGAAACTACTGAAACACTTACGAATTCTGATTCGTTGAATTTTAATTGAGCTGAGCTTACCATCCCGGTAAGCATCAGCATTAATAAGATTGATTTTTTCATTTTAAAAAATTTATTTAATTGGTTTATTTCCCTACATAGTGAAAAGCTGTCATTCCATTTGGGAATTCTCCTGTTTCCACTAATCCTTTTTGAATTAAGCTACTTAAAACTCCTCTTAAAACTTTTGCATTCAATCTGGTATCGTCAACTAAATTCCCTATTGATTCAGTAGGATAATCCTCGAAATGGTCTCCTTGTTTTAAAAGATTAATTACTTGTAATTCTAATTCTGTTAAATTGATAGTTGAAGTCATAATTTCTATTTGTTATTGTTTGATGGAGTAAAAGTATATTATCCAAACTAGATACGAAAATATTTTTCAAACTTTAACGAAATTATTTTTCGAATACTTTTTAAGACCTATTGAATTCTGATTAGTACGGATAAGCTATTTGGTTGTGATCGATCTTCTAAGAAAGTCATTCTATCCCATTCTCTCAGATCTAATATTTCGTCCAGTCTTTCATTTAGACTGTATTGCATTTCTGTTCCAGTAAAATCAGATCTTTTCAATCCTATTAGAACATCTAATCCGATAGTAAATTCTTTTACATCCTCACGATCAAAGTGAGTGATTTTAAATTTTCTGTTTGAGTTCATGGTTCGGATTTATTATTGGTTAGATTTTTTATAGTTTATGTAATTTTTAGCTAAATTCCTAGCATCATAAAGTCTACTGAACATTGTTCTATTTAAGGCCTTGCCCTCTAATCTAGGAGCAAAAAATATTCTTTCAGTATTATCTTTTTTGAATTTTACTATTTGTATTTTGATTGATTTGTCTTTACTAGATATAGTTTCAGATATCCCGATTTGTGTAAAAGTTCCCATTTTATTAAGATAAAATTTCAAAATTAATAAATATGTCTTTTTTATTCTGGAAAGTCGATTTGATTATACAAGAATCTTCTTCTTGGATTAATCCTCCATTAGACTTTTGAATAGATTCCATAACTGATTTTAAACCAAATTCAGTATTCACATTAGCAGAAAATAATAATTTGCCTGTTTTGTCCTGGATGAATTCTACTTTTATTTTCATAATTTCTATTTGTTATTGTTTGATGGAGTAAAAGTATATTATCCAAATTAGATACGAAAATATTTTTCAAACTTTAACGAAATTATTTTTCCCATTTTTCCCTATAAGCGTCAGACATTTCAAAAGGTTCCGTGTAGCATCCTTCCCAATCCGGTTCAAATTCCTCAGGAATTTCTTCTCCCTGTTGAGCTCTCATAGTTAAAAATCCTGCACAAGTTTTAGATGTTTCTATTTCAAAACCTTCTCCTGTATCTTCATCGTGTTCTATTGTTTTATGACATGGAAAATTCATATAAGGATTTTGAGTCGAATAAGCAATTTCTTCTGCCCTATCCGGATGGAGAAAAGGTTTCACATCAATTCTGAAAGGACAATGCTTGCAAGGTTTTTTTACAAAGTCCATAATTAAAAAATTGGATCCGTTACAATGTTATAAATTTCCCTCGTAAGCTGAACATCGTAAGATGAATCATGCAATCTAGATTCATCGACTTTGATACCTAATTCTAAAGCAACCCTTTTCAATTTAAAGGATGGCATATCTTTTCTTTGATGAATAAGGAATTGGGAAGCTAATACTAACACATCCAATGAATCTGACCAGAAATAAGATCCAAAGAAAGTATCTCCATTCTGTTCGAACCATGCTCTCAGGAAATCATCGTCAAAAGATCTATTGTTAAATCCTACTAACCAAGCTTTTTCCTTTTTGTCAAATCGATTAACATATCGATCCAAGATCTTTTTAAAGTCTTTGAAAACTGTTTCCATTTCTGGGTACATATCAAAATCATCTATTGAGGTTCCGGATGCAGCCAGAGCCATAAGATCAACTTCAGCTTTAGGATTTGGTTTAACATACCAGTTAAATTCTTCTTTAACTTTTCCATCTACTTCTACCAATCCAGATAGTTGGTGTATTCCGTGTCTTCTGTGATTCAATCCTGTTGTTTCAACATCATAAAAGATCTTGATGATTTTATTCGCCATAGGTTCTAAGATTTTAACTTTGTCCGGGTACAGGGACATATATTTATTTAAGTATTCAATTGCTGTTTCTGATAATTTTTCGAAGTCTGGAAAATAAGAATCAAATTCCAAAATCGGGTTTCCATCCAGATAAACTATTGAATCTTTTCTACTGTAGTTTAAGTTTGGTTTGAGCATCCTTTAGCCTTTTAATAGCTTTTTGTTTAGCATCTTTATTGATTAATCTCAGGGATGAAATACTAGTCAGGTGAACTTTTTTAGTTTTAGGAGTTTCTATTTCTACCATCCAATTAGGAAGGAAAGACTTTAGAACGAATACGCATCCTTTTGCTGCCCAGATAACATGGTATTTCTGACCGATATTAAAGCCGTCAGGGACACGATCGTCCTCTGTTATGATTATATCCTTATTCATAATTAAAAAGATCTCTTATTACACATAAAGAATTTGCCAGGTCCTGGAATCCATTAGATCTTAAATCCTTGATAATTCCTATAATAATAGTTTTCCCTTTGACCATTTGATTTTCTAATTGGTCCAAATTTTCTAATAAGGGATTTATGTCTGAGTGTTCTTTGTAATAATCCAAAGACTTTTTTATGGTGTCCGGATAATCACTCGGAGCTTCTATCTGGTTTGCTGGATGTTGGGAATTTCCGATCCCGATAACATCATCGTCGTAGTTTGGCATAGCTTTTAATTTTTCATAAAGTTTACCCATCTTTAGAAAACTACTCTCGTGCATATTAATCTCGGACCCGTTGTGGGTTATGACCATCCAGCCATCACATTCCATTCGGATAGTTTGTTCCACTATTTGAGAACCCTCTAAATAGTATTCAACGTGTTGGCTAATTGACTTTGACTGACTCATGAGTATTGATTTTCTTGATGGCTTTGTTTCTTTGATCGATTTCATTTTGTAATTTAGATCTTTCAGAATCTAGATCTAATAGACATTGGTCAACTAAATGATTAACCAATAAGGCTCTGTTTTCCGGAGAGAAATTTTTGTTTATAAAAACTGGCATAGTCTCCAAAGCTTCCTTAAGCGAATCAGACTCCTTTTTCAGGAGTCCGAACGCATAGGCAAATCTATTTCTCAGAGTCATTGTTTGCAATTTTGAAAACTGAAGATTGAGCTTTTTGGAAAGTTCCTTTTCCTTCAACTTTCACTTTACAGTATTTTCTTCCAGATTTATCAGTGTCACTGATTCCTGTAACAATCCCTTTTAACTTAGTTCCAGCTAAAGGTGAATTCTTAGCAGCATCAAATTCTACTTGATCTCCTTTTGAAAGGAATGAAATCCAAGGGACATCTATTCCTTGTACCTGTAAATCTGCTTTTAAATTTTCCAAATCTTTTCCGGTAGCCGTAGTCAAATCCGAAATCATTTTTTGAACTGATTTGTCTTTTGATTCAGTTACAGGAACGAATCCTTCTGAAATCCTTTTAGATTTCTTTTCCTCTTTTTCCTTTTTTGCTTTAGGTTCTTTTTCTGCTTTTGGTTTTTCTTCAGCTTTAGCTTTTCCAGAAGCAACCTTTTTACCATCTACAGGAGCATCATCTTTAACAGGAGCA